AAAGTTCTGACGACGCAGGATATCGCTCATCTCGTTCTCCACGAACTTCTTGTTCTCCCGCAGCTTGTGGATCTCCTTATTGATCTCCTTCAGCTTATCATCGATCGCACGGTAGTTGCGGACAGCCTTCACGAGGTCGCGCTGATCAATGCTCATTCTGTGTATGATACCTCTCCTCCCCTGAAAAAGAAAGATCCGTTTTGAACAACAGATGGATCCGCGGGAAGTCGATAAACTGCGGATAGCCTATAACAAGGAACATCCGCACGAACGCCCGATCAAAAAGACCGAGACTGCATGGAAAGAGATTACGAGCCGTCTAAAGAGTGTATGCGACGCGGGAACCCTAGAATGTGTCGTCCATGCTCTGGTAAAACGCCCTGCCGCTCCCAACTCGTGGAAAGTCAATAGTGAGGAGTGGCTGTCCTCTGACGACATTGACAGAACCCAGAAGTATTACCAAGAGCTGATCCCCGATTACTACTATGTCGGTACTGTCCCCATCGACTTTGATCTCCACAAGAAGACGGGGGAGTGTATTGTGAATTCCCTGTGCAGTCTGAGTATTTCAGAGCTATACAAGAAAGGATACCGTCGCATTGGAATTGTGTTCAATACGGATCCCCATGATGGACCTGGCGAACACTGGATCGCTGGATTCGCCGATATTCGCCCTGAGCTGGAGTATCCCCAAATGACTTACTTTGATTCCTATGCCCGTGCGCCCGAGAAGGAAGTCAAGCGTCTTATGGAACGATGGAAGGGTCAAATTGATGCTCTGAAAATACATCCGCAGCCCATGAAACTGTTCTACAACAACACGCGTCACCAGTACAAGGGGTCGCAGTGTGGAATGTACTGCATCTACTTCCTTCACTGCTCGCTGTTTGATATCCCGATGAACGAGAAGATCCCCGACGATGTCATCAAACTGATGCGTCCGCTGTTCTTTGAGTATAAGAATTCACGCAAGTAAGAGTAATGGAGTGGTCAGAGTGGCTAAAACGTGTCCCAGTATTGATGCTCGTTGGCGGGGCACTTCTGATTGTTTCACTGGTAACCTACTTCTTTGTGATCCACCTGAACGGAAATGTTCCCGGAAGCGACGTTCTCACCAAGAATCTGAACATTTACTCCGATCTCATTAAGCCTACACCCCTCGCCTGCCCCAACAAGGATACCCTGTGTGACTACTATATGGCGTCATCAGGATACACCGTTCTCCCAGCGACTACTGTCTATACCTACATCACCCCGAAGGCAATTGAAAAGGTGATTCGCGCGGGTAGCCGTCTCGTCGAGCTACACATTTATGAAGTCAATAAAAAGGCGGTAGTGGGTGTAGGAAGCAAAAAGTCTATGAAGATGCTCACCTACAACACTCTGCCATTCGAGGACTGTTGCACGGAGATCGCCAATTCAGCCTTTAGTGCCGATGTGACAGCGGGATACAAGAATCCTTTTGTGGTCTCTATTGTCTTCCATACCAACAACACCGCTCTCATCAACGAGTGTGCAGATACGATGAAGACAACCCTCCGCAAGTTTATGCTGAGTTCGTCTTACAGCTTCCAGCGCAAGAATCTGGCGGTAGAACCCATCTGTAATCTTATGGGAAAACTCATTGTCACCTCCGACGATGCGACCAAGGGCAACGGAATGGAAGAGCTGGTGAATATCTCGTGGTCGTCGTCGCGGATGCGTCGCCTGACATATACCGAAGCGGCGCAAACGTATGATCATGAAGAGCTGATTGAGTTTAACAAGCGCAATATCACGATGGTTGTCCCGGATATGGACACCACTGCGTTCAAAAACTCCAACCCCGAAATTTGTTTTACATATGGATGTCAGTGGGTGGGCATGATGTACGGCAGCCTGGACAATGCAATGGAACTCTATGCCGGCAAGTTCCTAGAGAGCTCATTTGCGATCAAGCCCGAGCCACTGCGTTACAAGCCGCTCACCTACAAGGAACCCTCACCCCAGAATCCTAATGTGTCCTTCCAGCCGAAGCGGATGGCATCTCCTATGTACGACTTCACAATAAAGTCTACCTAAAGAATAAAATGGCAAACAACTGGATGAATCACCTCACCGATGTTCAGAAGAAGAACCCTGAGCTGTCCCTGGGTGAGGCGATGAAGCTCGCCTCCAAGTCGTACAAGAAGCAGAGCAAGAAGGGCGGTCAGATGCTCGGTAAGGCTGGCCCGATGGGCGGCCGTCGTACGCGCAAGCACAAGGGTGGTCAGCTGTACTCGTTCGCGGGCGGCCCCTACACTGGATCAGTCCTGTCTGACGGTGCAGCCCCCACCCAGCGCCTCCCTGACGCGACGTGGAAGGGCAACCCCGCGCTGATGTCGGGAGGAAGCCACCGCCCCGGACACCGCGGAGGCCAGCAGCTCGCCCCTGCGTCTGTTGGCGGCACCCCTGCCCAGACGCCGTACTCGGGCAAGCCTACAGCCATGCCTAAGGGCGGACGCCGCACGCGCCGCGCGGGGCGGCGATAAGGACTGAGTCATAGATCGCCATAATATCTGCATTATGGTTCATCTCCCTCTGCGGACAGCAGCGACCCATATACGCCGCCATCACTGCCCATTCGTGAGCATAGGATGGAATGTAACGATTGTTCAATGTAATCTCCGGATACTCAAGAGACTTCATCATGTTGTCATGAAACAACCTGATGAAATCCCAGCACGGATGATGATTGTCGAGACTCACTGGACCCACGTGCGAGATGACTACGCAGTCCTGCTTGCAGAGTGGAAGGAGTCCATAGAGAATGCATTGATAGAGACACTCCATTTCAACTCCATCGGGATCGGGAAGATCCATCAAGATCGCATCATACTTCCTCCCACCCTTCCTGACGAATGCGAGTGCATCCTCAAACACCAGGGTCGTCCGTGGATCAGTTAGCGCTCCGCCTGACTCGGGGAGAGTCTTGGCAAACTCCACGAACTCAGGATCCCAATCTACGATAGTCACTGAGTTGATGGTGTGCTCTCCGACAGTCTCATACAGCGTCCTCGCCGCCAGCCCGTCGCCACCTCCTAGGATGAGTACATCCTTGTACTTTCCAGGACCATCAAAGACTGGGCTCACCAGCATTTCATGGTACCGATGTTCATCCTGCGTCGAATACTGGACCTCGTCATCCATGAGCAGGATGTTGCCGTGGTGCCGCGTCTTTGCATACTGGACAAGGCTCTTTGATGTTTTGAACATGTGGATGACATCCACAATCTCGAACTTGACTTGCTGTCCGTACTGGAACTTCTCGGAAACGGCTGTCACAGTCTCGGAAGTAGCGGACATTGCAGTTGTATAAGACATCGTTAATACGCAAAAATTGTAAATTCGTTTTTGGGACGTTGCTCATTACTTATTTACTTAATAGGATTACCACATCGTAATATCCTCCAACTTGCACTCGGTAGCCCCAGCTTCCTCTTCCGCCTTCTTCTTGACATCGGCGGTCCGCGTCTTCACGTCAGCGCGGTAGTCGTAGAAGGTATCCTCCTCCCCACCCTCCTGCAGCCGGGTCTCGTCCAGCAGGATATCCACCAGCCCCGTTCCGCACGGAGGCTTCTGGCCGAACATGATGTTCGCCGACACACCCTGCATGGGATCGTACTCTGCCGACACCGCAGCATTGAACAGATGTTTGGACGTCTCCTCAAACGACGAGTTCGCCAGGACACCATTGGCGTGCTTGCCGATACCGAAGCGATCCACCGACACCAACCGACCCTGGTAGGTCATAGAATCCAGGAGTACCGCCATATGGTGGTAATTGACGTATGCACCCGCAGCGTCAAATACCTCGGTGAATTCCGTGTAGAGGGCAAAGCGCGCAGCCTCGATGCCGAACACATCATACACCTCGTGAATATCGTTCGAGAAGGTGCGAGTGGGATCCACATCGTCGCGGACCAGCAGCTCGTATAGGTTCGTACCCTCCACATCCAGGACATACTGCTTCTTGCAGATATAGGTGGAGGTGGAATTGTCCCACGACAGCTCCTTATTCACCTCGCGGGGATACACGCGACCCACACCGTCAATGCCGACCACTACGACATCCAAGACACGCTCCTCCAGGAACCGCAGGGTCAGGAGATCCTTGACCACATCCTCGGGAAACACGATGCGCATCACGACGCTCTTGTCATCCACATCCTTGTTGGTATAGACGCAGTGCAGGATGTTCAGTCCTGCTCGCTCAATGGCGCTCTGGATACCCACCAGGTCGTGGATGTAGCGAGCCGCCATCTCCGTCGTGCTCAGCTCCAGACGCATAATCCAGGGAGACGCACACTCGGCACCGTTACTCACCGAGAACAGCCGGAATGTCTCTAGAATCTGCCTGTCCTCGGCCACCACAGAGTCAGGGCTCAGCGGAGCTGTGTCATAGTACATACGAACAGCCGTCGTGATATCGCGGAGTGTCGTGCGCTGGATCTCGCGAGACAGCATGATCGCCTTCTCCTTCGTCTCGGCAATAGACGAGTCGAGATACACAAAGTTCAGGGGGTTCTTAGGGTTGCGCGTCACGCTCAGCAGCTCGTGAATACGCGGGACACCCTGCGTGGCACCGGCCTTGACCGTACCGGCCGAGTGGAAGGTGTTCAGGGTCAGCTGCGT